GAACGACGAGATCTATCTGATCGCTACTCGCAGCGGCGTCGCCCGCATGACGAAGCGGCGCCCGCGCCTGTCCCGCGACGAGATCGGCGTGCGGGTGAACATCTCCATTCCGGACGGTGCGTTCCGATCGCCGATCCTCTCGGCTTCACTGGAGGTCGGCGAGCAAGCGGTCTTGCAGCCGACCATAGAGATGACGGTCAGCGAGCCTGCTGCGGAGGGCTCCCATGACGACTAGCTCAAATGCCGCCGGACGACTGAGCGCCAGCGAAGGAGAACTGGGAGAGCCGAAGGCTCACCGGGATACCTCCCTCCACATCACCCTCCCTCCTGGCGTCCGTCGCTTCACGGCGACCTTCACGCTTGAGCCTGAACCCGATCAACTTCCTCCCAACTCCCCGCCCGCCGAGAGCGAAGCGGCGTGAAGTCGTCTCCTGTCCGCTCCCCTTACGCCATGAGGATCGCCAGCCAATGAGGTTCGGATCTGTCTGCAGCGGCATCGAAGCCGCCTCGGTGGCCTGGCATCCGCTCGGCTGGACGGCTTCGTTCGTCTCCGAAATCGAGGCGTTCCCGCGCGCCGTCCTGTCCCACCACTACCCGGGTGTTCCGCTGCATGGCGACTTCACGACGATCAAAGCCGGCGAGTACGAGCCAATCGACCTTCTGGTCGGAGGAACACCTTGCCAGTCTTTCAGCGTCGCGGGTCTCCGAGGCGGACTGGACGACGAGCGCGGCAACCTGGCGCTCGAATATCTTAGGCTGGCTGACCGCCTGCGGCCCCGATGGCTGGTTTGGGAGAACGTCCCCGGCGTCCTGTCGTCCAACGGCGGACGGGACTTTGGTTCCATACTCGGGGGCCTGGTCGAACTCGGGTATGGGTTCGCCTACCGAGTGCTTGACGCTCAGTTCTTCGGAGTGGCCCAGCGACGCCGCCGTGTGTTCGTTGTCGGATACGCTGGAGACTGGCGACGTGCCGCTGCGGTTCTTTTTGAGCGCCACAGCCTGCAAGGGCATCCTGCGCCGCGCCGAGAAGCGGGGGAAGGCGTTGCCGCCTTCGCTTCGATTGGCACTGGCGAGTATGGCCCGGGTGTAGGCTCGCTCCGAGCTAAGGGGGCGGACTGCGGCGGCGGCAGCGAAACCTTGATCGCCCACGCCTTCGACGCCCGCCAGAGCGATGTGATCCAGTACGGCGACTTCGCCGGCCCGCTGGATACGGACGGCCACACGATGGCCATCTGCTTCTCGAGCAAGGACCACGGCGCCGACGCCGAACTTGACCTTGCGCCCACGCTGCGGGCTGGCGGTCACGACGGAAGCCACGCCAACGCTGGCGTGCCGCCGGCGATCGCCTTCGCGCTCCGGGGCCGTGAAGGCGGGGCCATGCCAGAGGTCGGGGGCGAGGTGTCCAACGCGCTGCGCACGCCGGGCGGTGGAGCGAGCGTCCCAATGGTCGCCGCTTCGGCCGTACGCCGCCTAACGCCCCGCGAGTGCGAGCGGCTCCAAGGCTTCCCCGACGACTACACCCTGATCCCCTGGCGCAAGGGCTTGGCCCCCGACGGTCCTCGCTACAAGGCGCTGGGGAACAGCATGGCCGTGCCGGTCATGGCCTGGATTGGGCGCCGGATCGAAGCCGTCGAGGCCATCGCCGCGACCGAGCTCGCAGCGTGAAAGGTGGTCTCCCATTGCGTCATCCAAAGGAACCCCGATGAGCGACGAAGCACACAGCGGCTGGGCTTTTGCGGCTGTCTTGATCGCCCTTCTGTTGATCCCCGCCGCTTGCTCCGTGGCGCTCGCCTACGCGCCCGAGCAATGCCCGAAAGCCAAGGCCGAAGGGGCGGCGCCGTGACGGACAGGCTTCGCCACCCACTAACCGGCGAGCGTCACCTTGAACTCGCCGAGAGCGTCCTAGACGACTGGGCGACGCAGCTCGCCGAGGCTGATCGCGACGGCGAAGCTGCTGAGGTGCTGCGCGTTCGCTCTGCGCTCCTCGGCCTGCGGTGCTCCTTCCTGGAAAGCGAGAAGCGGCCATGACGGACAACCTCTCCGGCCAAGCCATCACGCCAGGTCAGCGCTTGTTCTCGCTTCATTGCGACCATGACGACCCGGAGGGTTCGTGGCGCCACCTGCGGCCGAAGTATCGGGACCGCTGGGAGCGAACGGCGAGCGCCTTTAACGCAGAAGCCGCCGCCACCCTAGAGCGGGTGCAGCGGGAGAACGAGATCGTCAACCGCGAGCGCAATCAGCACGCGGAAGACCTCCTGGGCGTGGGAACCGAACTCGGCCGGGCGCGGAAGGCGCTGGAGGACGTGCGCGCCATCACCAGCGAGGCGCTGGCCGACTCGCACGACGACCCCGAAGCCGGTCGCACCTTCTTTCTCAGCATCGTGCGGCTCGTGCGCAACCGCATCGAGAACGCCCTCTCCGTCCCGGCGGAGGAGCATCGAACGGTGCTCGTTGGCCGCACGCTGGACGCGGTGCTGGCGGAGGAGAGTTCCGCCAAGGCGCCGCCCGGCGATCTGACGGGCATCGCTCGGATCATCTGCGACTTCATGAACTGGCCGGAGGATGGGCCAGCGTGGGACGACGCCCAAAAGCTCGCGCGTCAGGTCCACGAGCCCGCTTACCGGGACGGCTGGAGCGACCGCGAGGCTGACATCCTAGAGCGCTGCGAGCGCGTCGCCCCGGCGGAGGCTCGTTCCGAGCAACCTGAGCCGATAGATCGCCGCGCGCTGATAGTGGCGCTCGCGAGCCTGCACGCGCCGCACCCGTCAAGCCCGTACATCATCACGTCCGCGCTGTTGGAGACCGTCGCGGACTTCGTGATCGAGCACTTTCAGCCCCTCCCCACGCCACCGAAAGCCGAGGCCGAGTGATGGCGATGACCCAAGACGAGAGGGTAGCCCTCAAGCTCCAGGTGCTGGGCGGCGCGGAGGCGGCGAAGGCCTGGAACGCTGCGCTGGAGGCGCTGCACGTCTACGCGCGCGCATCTGACTGCCCTCTTGGCCACGACGTCGCCGTTTGGTTCCGCGAGCGCCAGCACGCCTACCAAGAGGCCATGTCGGACGCGATCAGGCGGGCCGCCGTTGGGTCCGCCCAAGTCGAGGAAGGCTAGCCTTGCTCTCGCCGCTTCAGCTCGTTCTCGACGGCCTCGCGGATGAACTCGGCACGCCGGTTCGGCCCCCGCAGCGCGTCAATGCGCTCCAGCAGCGCCTTCGGCAGCCGGATGGTCGTGCTGATGATCCCAAGCGGAGGGCGCCCCATGCGCTTGGGACTAACCGCCATCGCTTTTTCTGCCAAGTCCGACATTGTTTCCGCTATCGCTTATTGACACGTAACCGCTATCGCTTATACATAACCGCTATCGGATATGGAGGCAAGCGATGAGCAAGACATGGAAGACCGAAGCCCGCATTTGGGATCGGAAGAAGGCCGAGTTCGTGACCGTCAAGCTCGCGGTGGACATCGATTGGGTGGCCGTCGCTCAGCAGCTCGGCGCCAGCGCCTACGCCAACAAGAGCGGCAAGAGCATCGCTCTCGGCGGACTCATCAAAGCGAAGGTGGTGGCGTGATGGAGAAACCGTACATCGTCGTCGGCGGCGTCACGCAGGACGTGAGCCGCTGGCAAGTTCGGAAGGTCGAGGTCGAGACCAAGGCTCGCTTCTACCTCGCGGACATGAAGCCGCTGACGAGCTGGCGGAACTCCTATTGGGACCGCAGCGAGGTGGTGGCGCAGTTTGCGACTGAGGAAGAGGCCAACGCCTTTCTGCAAGCTGCCGAGGCGGCAACGGCGGCCGTGCGGGCGGAGTACGACGCCGCCCGCATCCTGGCCGAGAACGCCAGGGAAGCCGCCCGCGAAGCCGACAAGCGCGTGCGCGAGGTCCGCCAGCAATTCATCCAGGCCAACGCCGGCGCCTAAGCGGAGTTGGGTTCCACCACACTGAGAGGATGAGATGACGAAACGCAATTTCTTCGGCGAGCTGATCCACACCCCGGAGGACAGCCCCGACGACTTCGCGGCCTACCTGGACGGGCTGGGCGGCGCTTACGCGGCGAACATCTCGCGTGACGCCTCCTATGGCTGGTGCGCGGACGTGGACATGAACGAAGCCGACATCGTGGCCGTCTACGGCTTCAAGGACGCCGCCAGCCTTCGCGCATGGTTGGTCCAGGCAGGCATCCCTGAACGCGAGATCATCGAAGCGGAAAGTTGAGCGGAGGCACGAGAAGCATGAGCGAGCTGAGCGACTATAAGCGCATCGTATCGGACCCGCTGGAGCGGCGTCTGCGCGAAGGCATTGCCGAGCTTCAGCAGCGCAACGCGGAGCTAGAGGCGGCCCTCGCCGCTATCCTGGCCGTCGCGCCCCGCCTGCCGAAGGTCCACCAATGGACGGGCGTCGCTGCGGCCGAAGACCTGTTTGACCTAGGCCTGCGCCACAAGAGCGGCCTCAAGCCCTACGACTACCTGAAAGCCTGGCTGAACATGCTCCGGCCGTTCGCCTACGCCACGCGGGACGATAGCTGGGGCGAGATGGAGAAGCTGCTTTGCATCGTGATGCGGAACTACGTCCGCACCGCAGCGGCGGCCGACCAAGCGCGCCCGCTGATCCCTGAACCCGCCGAGTAGGGCGGCGGACGCATACATCTCCTTGGAGACCGAAATGAGCGATTTGACACCCCTCGAACGGGCCGCCCTTCAAGACTGCGCCAACCGTGGCGGCACGCGCTGCAACGACGGCGGCATGACCGACACGCTGCTGAGCATCCTGTGCTCTAAGCCTTCGGTCGAAGATCCGTATGTGCGCTGGCAGGTGAACCCTAAGTCGCACCAGGACGGCTACATCAGCCTCTACACCGTCACCGATACTGGCCGAGCGGCGCTCGCTGACCCGAGTGAGGCGGAGCATCAC